TTTTAGAATAGACAATATAAATATAAATTATTTTTTGGCTTTTCTGAAAGATCTTCTTACTATACGTTTTCTTATTACTCTTTGCGGATGAACTTTTTCATCTATAATTTTATTTCCAAAATTTAACGCATCTTTAGGTTCTAAACCAGTAGGTCTTGCAAGTTTCATGTTGTAATATTCCCCAGTTTTCATTACAGGTTTACCATTCTTACCTGGATAAGGTTCTTCTTTCTTTGCTATCCATCCAGGATAATAGTAATCAGGATTATGAACCTCATTGTATTCAAATTTAGGTAAAATTGAACCTACTTGAGTATAGTCCATTACATCTACAGGAACACTTTTATCATAAATAGGTGTTACAGTAGCTGTATTTTTTTTACTGGGTATGCATGCGGGTGGTCTCTTTTGTGGAACACTCCAGTAATGTGGTGGCATAAAACTCCAACCATATGCCGATGCTACTTTTCGCGACGGTTCTTTATGTTTAAACCTTATGCTTGGCTTAAAGCTAAAACTTGAAGGGTCTATTGGTTTTACACCATCATTAGCTTCTAATAATTTGGAATCTCTGTTTTTAACACTTGCGAAAAATTTATCTGTACTACTAGTTACTTTTGAATCAAGATTATTAATTTTTTTATTTTGATTTTCTATCTTTTTCTTAAGAGCTGCTATTTGTTTTTGAGAATCAACTCTATTAACCTTTTTCGGAACTTTATTAGATGTAGTAAGATTTTTACCTATCTCAGATGCTACGGCTAAATTACCTGTAGTTTTGTCTATTACGCATTTAAAGGAGTCTTTACCAGGTTGCGATTTACACGATATACCAAATGATTTATTATTTTTAGATGATTTCTTTTTACGTCTAACAGCCAAACGTCTTTTAGGTTTTTCAGCAGACGTTTTAAGTTTTTTATCTTCGATTTCCTTTCTCGCATCCCTAATCATTTTTGCTTGAGCCTCGTAATTTTTTTTGTTCATTTTTTTCCATTCACCATGTAGTATTTTAAGACTGATCTTATTTTTTCCTTTAAATTGAGGACTTCCTTGAAAGAAACTCCACATCATGTTAGTTTTATTATCTAAATATTCATCTCTTTTTTCTTCAGAATAACCCATAGGAGCATCCCCTCCTTCTTTAGCTTTTTCTAATTCTTTATTTAGTTCATCCTCCATATTTTTTCTAAGTTCACTTTTTTCTATAAATTCGTCATTATTTCGATCCATGTTACTTATTTTTTTAAATTCTTTTTTTAGTCGCTTATCCATTCGTCTTTTTAAATTTCTTAAAGTAACATTAATATCATTATTTTGAAAGCTTTCAATTGTTTCAGGTTTATCTTTACACGATAAAGCAACCAATAAAAATATAACAATTAGAATTATTAAATACAACTTCATTTAATATAATATAATAAATAAAAATTACGGTATAATTATAATAGTCTATATAATTATATGGATTCAAGAATACAAAATAAATATGGACAAGAAAACAACTCTTCTGTTGTTGAATTATCAGAAAAAGATTTCGATGGTATAAAGTTAAACCATCCTGATTTTAAGAATAAATATACTTTATTAAAGATATATGCTCCTTGGTGTGGATATTGTGTAAGAATGACTAATGAAATGAATCATTTAGGAAGAGAATTACCTAAACGCAATATAGGTGTAGCAACAATTAATTATGAACAAAATAAAGAATTAGTATCAAAAATAGGTTCTAAAGGATTCCCAAGTATGTTTATTGTTGATAAGTCCGGAAAATTACATGAAACACTTATGGGCGGTAGAACTCTTAAAGAAATATTAGTATCAATTAAATTTAAGACAAAAGAACTAGATAATTAAAATTTAAAAATATATTATTTTTAAAACTTAAAATACTTAATAGTTATGGTAGTATTCAGTAGGTGCTGCGGGTTGTTCTTCAGCGGGGTTTTCTTCGGGGGCAGTAACTACTTCAATTGGGACAACTGGGGCATTTACATGCATGGAAGACATCATTCTCATGGCGATGGTGAAAACGATAGCGGCGGCGAGAGAGTAGCTCCAGTCAAGAGCGCCACCACCTTGCCAGATAAGAACGGTAAGTGCGAAAAGTTGAACAGCAGCGTTTTGGGAAGCTTCAGTCCACCATCTTGGGGCAGCGGAAAATCCACCAAGTGAGCCAAAAGCAGTTGCGATTGCGTGTGCGTGATTTTTGTCGTCAAACATTATATATTATATGTAAATATAAAAATTTTTAAAAAGATAATAAATTTATTCTAAAATTAGATTCTGGTTTTAATTTGTTTAATCAATAGTAAGAGAATTAATAATGCTACTAAAAATGTAAGAATAAAAATAATTGAACTCATTAGTAAATAAGGATATAGTCTTTTAAAAGTATACATAATTAATGGTTCAACTACATTCGATTCAATTTTAGAAATATTCTCAGCTTTACTGACTTCTTCTATTATCTTGTCTAAGATTTCTTTAGTAAACTTACTTATGGCCATTATTTATAATACAATAAAAATTATTAAATTATAATACGATTTTAAGTTAAAAATAATATTTTAATATTAAATACATGACAACAGTCGCATATGAAAAAATTAGTGAAAATAAATGGGGACATCTATATAGGGTATCTCTTTTAGATAAAAATAAAATAAGGCCTATAGAATTAATTCTTAAAAATGTTAAAAGTATATTTGGATTAGAGAAAATTTACAATAAATCTTATATTAAGTGGAATATTTCTAAAAATGATATTGATATTGTTAAGTTAATAGAAAAAATACTTGAAGAATCCTATCCGAATTCAGATTTAGAAAAGTTAATTTCTCAAATATCTATTCGTTCTAACTATCCTACTATGTTAAAAACTAAAATATCGAATAGTTCAAGTCATGATGTAATTAAACATAACCAAGGTGAAATTATTACTTATAATGATCTTAAAAATAAATTATGTAATGTAAGTTTAATACTAAAGGTGGTTAATATTAATAACAAAAAACTTACATATAATTTAGAAATAAAAGAGATTGCGTTACTTAATAATAATTAGTTTATAGTTTTAAAATATATTATGGAGGAGACTAAAATTAGACATTTTTTTGAATACCTTGATTATGAAAATTTAACTAAAGAGGATAATTCATTCGAAAGACCAGTAAAAAATGACAAAGGGATTTTTGTTGCCAAATTAAACACACCTTTTTCCTTTTACTTACCTAAATCAGAACTGTGTGATATGTTTCAGGATACTTATGGTAACAACGTTATAAATTATGTAATTAACTTAGACTCACATTCAGAAATCATTCAATTTCTTGAAAATTTCGATACACTATGTATAAATCATGCATCAGATAATTCTAAATTATGGTTTGGAAAAGTTCTTGATTCCGAAAAATTAATTAAATACTATAATACTTTATACGAACTTTCACAGGACGAAAAGGCCTTATATTTACCTATATCTGTAAACACTAAAAATATAGAAGAAATAATTAAATATAACGAAAATCCTGATATTATATTATCTGTAAAAATAGTTGGAATAGAATTCTTTCAACAAACATTTAGATGGCAAATTCAGTTTAATAAAATAGTTGATAGCATAGACGAATCAGACGACGAAGAAGACATGAATTTTGATAATCTTGTTCAGAGTAGTAATATTGAATCTCTTGATAATTATTTTGAAGAAATACAAACTGAAGATCAGAATAATACTAATGGTATATTTAATTTTAATAAACCTAATAATATTCAATTTGGAACAAATCAATACAATTCTATAGAAAACGATAACACTTCATTAGATTCTCGTAAATTAATTCATACGTCAACTAATAATAAATCTAAAATTCATAAAGAAAATTTACAAGATTCTTCTAAACAACAACAGTACAAGTCTGAAGATAATATTCATGAATATGAAGAAAACTATGAACAAAATATATCGAATGATAATGAATATATAGTAAATGATAGTTTAGATAATGATAGTTTAGATAATGACGATCAAGATTCTGATGAACACCAATATGAAGACCAACTTGAAGATGAAGAGGTGGAACAATATGAAGATGAGCAACAATATGAAGACGAACATCAATATGAAGATGAGGAAGAATATGAAAACGAGGACGAGGAACAGTATGAAAACGAAGGTGATGAACATTATGAAAACGAAGACGAGGAACAATATTACCAAAAAAATAGCGAAGATTATAATAAAGATGATATTCAAGAATCTGAAAAAATAGATAGTTCTTCGGGTAAAGAAGTAGAAAATGTAGAAAATAAAACTGAAGAATATAAAAATGAATTTAATAAATCAATAATTAATGAACTTGCTGAGGATGTTATTGAAGATAGCGACAATATTGATGAAAATAATCAAAATATAGTAGAAGAGCAGGAATATGTAAATGAGCAAATAGAAACTGCGGTAGAGAATTATGAAGATGTAAATAATGAACCAAATCTTTCAAATGGCACTATTCAAGAAATTACATCTATTATTTCAGAAAAAAGAATAGAGGCCAAAAAATATACAATTAATGCTTCAAGAGCAAGAAGAGCATTAGATACTCTTAGTAATAAAGCTGATGAAGTAAATAAAGAAATACAACTATATGAAACTAAACTAAGAGCCTGCCAGTCATCAAATTAATTAAATTAATTTCAGCTTTAATAAAACTATTCAAATTATAATCCAAAAAAAATTTATTATACTATTATATAATAAATGGATAGACAACATCTAATGAAAATGGCTATGTTAGCTCTTGCGATGGTTGCCTTGGTGTATATTGCATCCTTATGTTCAAGAAAAAATAAAGTAGAAAATTTCGAAAATCATGACGGCCACGATGATTCAGCACCTGAATCTGGAAATGATGATTTTCAACAAGATGTAGATGAAGAAGGACTTGATGCTGAAGATGTCGGGGAACCAGAGCATTTTACAAGTGGAGGTGCTGCTCAAAACCAAGTTCAAGGAATCGGAAGTGATGGTTCTTCTGCCGGATATGAATCAGTTGAAAATGACCAAAGAAATGGCAGACCTGCCGACTGCTTTCCCAAAGATCAACTTACCCCTGGCGAATTACTACCTGGCTCCGCTAATAGCAAATGGTCAGAATCAGTTCCTTCAGGACAAGGTGAACTTAGCGACCAAAACTTTTTAACTGCTGGATACCATGTAGGAGTAAACACTGTAGGGCAAACTCTTAGAAATGCCAACCGTCAAATCCGCAGTGAACCACCTAACCCACAGGTAAAGGTATCACCTTGGTTACAAACAACTATTGAAACTGACAGCAATAGAAGACCACTTGAAATCGGTGGCTGTCAGTAAATAAATTATATCAATTTTATTTATTTTATAATATAAATGTCAAATAAGATTGATACACGTTCGCTTGGACAGAAAATTGATAAATATATTACATTATCTAATGAAATAAAACGTATTGATAAGGCTTCAAGAGATTTAAAAAAAAATAAATCTGATATCGAAGATAGTATTATTAACATTCTAGAAAAAAATGATTTAACTAATAAAGAGTTTATTAAAGGAAATTTTAAAATAAGTATGCAACAAAATAAAAAATCAGATGGATTGAACCAAAAATTTATAAAAAATGCCCTTGAACAGTATTTTATTAATAGTTATAGTGATAGATTATCCAAAGAAAGATGTATTGAAAAAGCAAATGAATTATATGAATATATTCTTAGTTTAAGAAAAACAAGAATACATTCGTCACTTAAACAGATAGCATTATAATAAGATATATTTTAGCTTATAATGTTATTAAAAAACACTACTGTCACATATTTTTTCGAAGAAGACTATAAAGAAATTAAACCTCAGCCCGCCCCACTTCAAAAAACCTCCGAACAAGTTAAACTTAAACCCGTGACACATACAGAAGAGTATAGATATAATAAAGAGTTTAAAAAGATGCGCAGTTGGCATGAAGATAATCATTACGAAATTGTATATCTATTTAAGAAATGTTTGAATATTTTTAAAATAAAGAAAATTTTACTTAATGATTCTCCTAAACAAATTTATAACGACTTTGTATATATGTTATACTACAAATATCATGATAATATTTACCTAAGGAATTAATTATTATAATAGATAGTAATCAGTTTATTAATGGGTGATTGGGTTGAAGTTACGAAAAAAATTAAGAAAGAACCTGAAAAAAAAACACAATTTAGCAGTATCAGAAATAAAGCTCAACAAAGCAATATTAGTGTTAATTCTGGTATTAGCTCAAGTAAAAATACTAATAATACTAATAATATTAAAAAATTAAAATTAGATACAAAAAAATACAATGAAAAAGATCTAAATCTTATTTTTGAGGATACATTTGATCATTATATTAATGAGGAATTTAGTAATTTATTTAAATATGTTAGACCTAATTCGGATTTACTTAAAAATGTATACCATTCAGAAGTAATAGATTTTTTTTATAATTATATTGATATTGAATCTTCTGTTAAAATGTCAGGAGACTATGAAGAAGTTAAAAATGAATATTGCTCAGATGACGAATATTTTTAGGTATATTTTCTAAATATATAGTACAAATGGAAGCTTTAAAACAAGAGCTATCGGGATTAGGTTTACCTAAAGAATTAAAAGTAAAGTCAATAAAAACCCCAACTCAATCAGGTGGAGGTGTAAGTAAAATTACACAAGGCTCTTCAATTATTAAAAAGAAAATACTACCGCCAAATTTTATGGAGTAAATTATATAAAACAGTTAAATTATAAATAATAGTTTATAGTTTAACATTTAGATTATTATGATGTTTTTGATTCTTTATTATCAGATTCTTTGCTTGGAGAATCGTCGGTATCCTTAACTTGTGCTAAATTAACATTTCTTGGATCTTTATCCTCATCATCTAAATTTTCCTCTATAATTAAATTTAGAGGATCTTTAGGAGACAATATGTATCTAGAATTTTTATAACTATATCTAGACCATTTTTGGTCATTGAAAGGTCTAACTTCTACAATATTGTCTTTTATAAGTTTTTTATATTTGTGTTCATCTGTTTGTTTCTTTTTTTGTTCTTTAGCAAGCTTTTTATAGATAGGGTCACTTACGTAAACAAGTTGTCCATCAATTCCTTCAGGTCTGTATCCATAACAATTAACACCAAATTTAAAATTTAAATTTTTAAATCTACCTCCATTTAGACCAGGTTTTCCACAATTTCCCTTAGTTTTAGGATTAGACTCAATCTTTTCATGATATTTTTGTTGGATTGGATAGAGTGCCATCTTATTGGCCGACCATCCATAATTACACCAATTAGCTCCATTTTTTTGGGCGACAGATACTTGTCCATATGTAGCTAATTTAGCGCCATAGGCTTTGCAAACTTTTTTTGCTTGATTATAAGTAAATGCGTTATTATCAATATTAAATACTTCTTTTCTCCTTAGTGATAATTTTTTTATAATTTCATCACTTTTGTATGCTACTGCGTCCGATAGTTGTTTACTTTTTCCTTGAATTAGGGAAGTAGAACCAGAAATTGTCTTTCTTAATAATGGATAAAGTCCACACATATTTTTCATGGTATTTTTAACTGATAATCTTTTTCCGTCTGAATCATAGCGTGATTCATCATATAACTTATAAAAAACAAAACTTAATATTATCATTATAGCAATACCAATTATAACAAGATTAGTATCAGTTGGGATAAAACCAGTGTCAGCAATAGTATTAGTTAAGTCCATAGATATAATATATTACGATAAATATTTTAAATACAGTTACTTTAATATATAGAATAAACAGTAAGCCATTGGAGATACAACTCTTTTTTCTAAGTCTGCAGAGGTTGATACTACATTATCATCAAATTTATACCATTTTGAATCAGCATTTTTACAATAAGCAAAATAATGCCCTCCTGAGCAACCACCCATATGGTTACTAACTGCTACTAAATCATACTTAAATTTTGATTTATTGTAACCAGATACATACTTTGACATATCTAAATTTTCTAGAGGAAAATCAATTTGATAATTTAGTTTCCTTTGGTGATTATCGAATCTCTTAAAGAATACGATTAACACTTTGGGAAGGGTCCAGAATGATAGACTCTTAAATTGCTTTCTAGTTTCACTTGATATATCTTCTCTTGATACATACCTATCAAGACAATCATAAATTGTTTCAGATGATTTAGAAATTTCAAGACTTAGGCAACTAAATGGATCGTATGTATATGAAATTTCAGTTTTTGAATCCTTAATAGTGAGAAGTTTTGAATGATGTTGGCCATAAAATGTATCAATGATAAAGGAATAATCATTTTGAAAGAATTGAACGAAAGATTTCATAGCATCGACAGCCATTTCATCTATTTTATTACGTGATTTACCCCGGATATTCATTTCTACTTTTTTAGATAGACAATTATGCATTGATTCCAGAAAGAATTGAAGAAACTCTTGGCTGTCGTTCTGACCAAATCCAGTGAAATCAATAAGACCCTTTTTAAGTGCAAGTGATTGGACTTCTTTTTGAAATTCAATTGGTGTTACAATAGAATTAGAATGCCAAAGTCCCCTGATAACTTTATTCCATTCGTTTACTATATTATAACTATCTGAACTTTGATTACGACTCACTAAATGTTTATTTTCAAGAAAGTATCTTGAAAGAGGAATAGTATTATTAAGGCACTGGATTATAGAATTCATAAAACATGTATTACCCAAGTTATTTAGTCCACATAGACCCTTTTTATACAGAAAACTCTTATTTACAACGTGTGTTTGAGTGTAGTCAATTTCTTTTGAAGACATTTTACTTAATACAATAAAATATCTTTAAAATAAAATCAAATTTTTTGAGTAATTAGAAGTTTTTTATAATTATATATTAATGAATTCACTCGGTTTATTATCTCTTGTTCTAGGAATAATCTCAGTAGTAATTACACTTAAATATGTTAATACCTATCAACATTTGGACGTAAGTCTTAATAAAATAAATGCCAATTGTCAAAATAAATCAGCTATTAGTGAGCTAACTAAAATACAAGATGAACTAAATCTTACTGATAAGCAAATGAATAAATTATTAAAAAAAAATAAAACAGCTATAAAAAAAATCCTTAAGAAATCAAAAGAAACTAAAGAAGGGTTTGTAAATTTTAAATATACAGACGATAAACAGAGAGGATTAGGTAATTTTAAATTTACAGGACTTATAAATGGTTAATCTTAATATTTAATATAATATTAGTATTAATTATCTTATTTAGAATTTGCCCACCAATTGTAAGGAAGATATGGAGGAGCATTAGAAGCCGAAGTTGATTCAGGCATTTTAGAGGATGGTCCCATTCGTTGCATTCCATCAAGTTCAGAAAATGAAATGTAATAGTCATAATATTTTACTCTTGAAAGGAATCCTGAAAATCCTCTCCAACCATTAATAATTACATTACCATAATTTTGTTTTGGAATTCCTTGAAGTCTATGTCTTTTTACAACATTACCATTAATGTATAAATCCATGTCACGTTGTCTTACGGCGACGGAAAAGTGGAACCATTTATTAAGGGGAATATTTTCTACATCGGCAAATTCACCTACATTTTTGAATGTGTTCATATAAACGCGGATAGCATTTTTCTTAGGATGAAGCCATATACCAGGTGCTCTGTTAGGCCAAGAAGAAGCATTTCCTTTGTGAAGCACATGTTTCCATTGTCCATATTTGTACTCCCAATTATCTATAAACATCCACATTGAATAAGTAAATTCTAAACCACCTAATTCATTCTCAGATCTGCGTAACGTCATCGCACTTTCTTTTGACGGGTCTTGTTCAATAATTACTCTTTTCATTGCTTGTTTAGTATCTTTTACTAACCAAGGATTAGCTGATGAATATTTCTTAAGTTTAAAGTATATTTTTTTACCTAATTCTATAGTTAAAACTAATACGGCACATATTAATGCTACTTTAATAACTTTAGATATCATACTATCTCCATTAACAAAAGACATCCCATTTTGAAATTGATTTCCTAAATTTCCTGTAATTCCTGTTAAGTTATCCATTTAATATAATATATATAAATATAAATTATCAGTTAAGATTTAAGAATAAGCATTATTAAATTTTAAATGTTTTTAATTTCCTACGCCACCTCCTACACCTACTTTTTGACCCGCAACATCAGCACTAATATTAAGTTTAAAATTGACCTTGGGTTTATTAGCAGATATAAACTTATCTAAATATCTTATCATATCAAAAGAATTAGGACCAGCATTATAAATACTATATATTTCACTAGGTGAATAAGCTTGGTTAAAGTAAAAAAGATCACACAGTTTACCCGAGAATCCCCCATTTTGGCATATATGAACATAGCCTTTATTCATTTTAGGAACATTTTCTAAAGTGCAACTTCTTGTTAATTTACCGTTAAGATAAATATCTATAGTTTTATTAATCATTACAACCGATACATGCATCCATCTTTGAACTGGTATATTAACAAGATCACATGGACGCTCTTTCTTCACAACTTTCATGTTATTTCTAGGATTCATATTCTGTTCTTTATTAGAATAGGTATCAACTCTTACCATAAGATTATTTGTCTTAGGATATAACCAAATTCCTGGAGTAACTCTTTTTCCATCCTCATCTCCTACATGGAAAATATGTTTTGGAACATTGAAGTTATGGCCCCAATCATTAACATAAATCCAAAATGAATAAGTGAATTCATAACCTATATTTGAAGGTCTTATGCGAGTTCCAGGAACCTTAAGATATTCACTGCCATTATGCTCTCCCTTTATAAGGTAGGGACGATTAGTGATAGTATCTTTAATGTGTTTGTATATCATGTAAATTACACCTATTACTAAAGCAACAATTCCTAATTTCATGATATTTCCTTTATTAACGTATGGCGGCATTCTATCTCTAAAATTACCTAACATACCGCCTGTGGCAGATTCAGTCATAGTATCCATTATATATTATATCTACTTTTTATTTATTAAAAAATATATATGTTTAGCTAATTATCAATAATTTCTGTGTAATAATTTAAATATTTTCACTATTACCTCCAAATCCTATTTTTCCCGCATTTTCTTTTTGTTCTTTACAGAACTTTGCAAAGGGTTTTTTGGCTTTAGCAAGCTGTTCCTTTTTTTGTTTTAATTTCATTGTTCTTTTAAATTTGAATTCTTTAGCAGAAGCTAATCCCTCGGATTTTACCATATTTTTATATTCTGTTTTAAATCCCGCGTCATCGCATAACATGTATTTATCCTTTGGTAATAATTGCTCAAGTCCGTCGGCTTCTACTTGAACATTGAATTTAACTTTAGGAATAAATTTTGCGAGATTTGGTGGTTTCATATCGGGGAGTCTTGGTGGATTAGGACCAAGATTATACATTCTTAAAGCAGAACTTGGTTTGTCAACATTATTAAACATTGATAGTTGTGTAATTCTTCCTCCAAAGCCTCCTCTCTGGGCAACATATAGGTTACCTGTATTTTGATTTACAAAAGAACCAAATGCTGTCGATTGTCTTAATTTTCCGTCAATGAATACGTCCGCACTACTTGGATTAACCATAATATTTACATGTATCCATCTATTAAGTGGAATATTTTCAATTAAACTACTAAATCTATGGGTAGGATCTTTAAGGGTATTAGGAACTTCAGGTGATAATGATATAAATTTAGATTCAAATGAATAGCACACCATGTCATTAGCTTTATCTGCTCTAGTGTTTTTTACATAATCTCCAGGTATATCTCTTGTTTTTACATAAGCAACATCTGTTAGATATCCGTCATGCATTCGTGAACCTTTTTTCCCTTTTGTTACGAAACCATGACTACCATGAGTTATAGAAATTTCTTTTAGTTGAGCTATTGTCTTGTTATTATATTGCTTATAAAAGTGTTTTCTCCTGTAGGAATTACTAAATGAATTAAATGCTTTTCCCTTATTGTATTTAAAGTTCCCTTTTTTACCCTTAAGGTCATATCGTATAAGCATATTGTTTTTTTCAGGAGTTAACCATACACCAGGTTGACAATCTTCTCCTTCGTCTTCCTCGCCCTTATGAACAACATGCTTCCATTCATTACGCCTATATCCAAAATCATCAATATGCAACCAAAACATAAGATTATAGCTAAATCCGTCCTCGGGTGCGGGAACATTTTTCTTCTCAATTTTTAATGGAGTTTTACCTTCATGTGGTGAACGGATAAATATTGGTCTGGCTTCTTGCCAAGCTAAAACTTTCTTATATCCTCTATATAACATATAACAACTGATTGCTATAGCTAATCCCAGAAATATTTTCAGAAATATAGGTTGATTAATAATCTCTAACATTTATAATATAATAAAATATTAAAATACGAATAATATTTAATTATTAATTGTAAATAAATTTATTGCCTGGAACATTTAACTTTACTACCACCGTCTGAATTTCCAAACTTATTGGCAACTTTTTCATATATTTTTTTGAATTTGGTTAAATAGGAATTATCCTCAGGTCCTGCTTTAAATATCCGCACTAATTTAGATTTTGTTATAACATTTTTCCATGTTGTAATACGACTTAGGTATCCATCAAAGCCTTTATTGTCTGCACATATTAAGTTTTCATTATTATCTAAATCGGGAACATTATTTAAATATTTAGATATGTATAATTTTCCATTAATCCACAAGTCAGCATGACGATTGTCTAGTATTATTGTAACATTAAGCCATTTTTGCAGAGGAACCTTTTTAAATGTAATAATTTCCTTTTTTCCTCCCAAAATAGGTATTTCTACTACTATAAAATTATTTTTTGGGGGCATATAGATATCTAACTTACCTTTTCTCAAAATATTTTTGTATTCCATAAATTTATAATTCCAATCCTTCACATATAACCAAAATGAAAGAGTCGAAGCAATCCCATTATGATCTTTTGAAAAAATATACTTATTAGGTCCAAACGAATTTTTCTTTATCATATATTGAGACTTGGTAGTTACTATATTTCTATCTCCATATTGAATACGATCTATGTAATATAATACAATGCTTATAGCAATTACCGCTATAACAATTAAAGCTCTAGTATTTATCATTTAATATAATTAGACATAATTATATTAAAGTAATAGATTATCAATAATTATTTACTCAATTAGTATCAACACTAACATCTATTTTTACACTTCCTTTAATTTTACCAAATAAACCCTTTATTGTATCCCATATTTTTACATAATAAGGTGACCTATTATGACCCATTGAATGAAGTTTTTTTATTTTAGAAACATTAAGTGCTTCTGAATACATACCTATAGAAGATATTCTTCCATTAAATCCACCTTTTTTAGCAATATGTAAATCACCATTGTTTATCTTGGCAGGTGCTCTTAATGATTTTGATACAACAAGATCACCATCCACATAAATGTTTGTCGTGTTATCTTTTATAACTATACCTATTGAGAACCATTTCAGTATAGGAATATCTTTTACTCTTACTATATCATTAAAATGTTTATTAGAAATATAAATAAGAATATCATTCGTTTTATTATCTATCCAAATTGAAGGACATTGACTTCTTCTTTGTAAGTAGGGATCTCCTTTAGTAAGAACATGTTTTATTTTAGCATATCGATATTTTAGATCATTTATATGTAACCAACAAAACGTAGTTAATTCATTACCACCTAATGAATTTGGTATATCTTTCTGAGAAAATTTTTTATATTTTTTTCCATCATGACCACCCTTAATAAAGACCGGATTAGCTCTATTATATTTTTTATTTTGATATATTTTATAAAAAAAGTAAACTATAATTATAACAGCAAAGCATATTAATCCATATTTTACATATGGGGATTTTAAATTATTGCTTATTATGTTTGTAAATTGATTATCTCCCTTGAAATATGATGAGTATGAAGGTTCTACTGCTATATTAGGCATATTTATAATATTGGAACTAGTATTAGCTAAATTTTCAATAGCTTCCATTTATATATATTAAGATTTAACTTTTAAAATCACCTTTGATAAATTTTATAAATAATATCTATATATTTTAGATGATTAGAAAACCTAAACTTATGCTATTTTTAGTATTGTATATTTTAGCGATAATAGCTATTATTTACCCATTAATAAAAATGATGCCTTTATTCCAGATTAGAAAATGATTTTAATATCCTTATATAATAACTCTAATGCTTTGGCAAATAATAGTATTTTTAACAATTATAATATCAGGAATATTTTTATATTTTACTTGTAGTATTCCAATTGATATAAATACATTTGATAGTGGTAAACCTGGTAAGCACGTATTATTAATAGGTGGGACTCATGGTGACGAACCTGCTGGTAGTTATGCTTTATTAGTTTTACAAAACCTTATAAAAAAAGGGGTTTTGAAAATTAAAAAGGGTAAAATAACTATTATACATAATGTTAACCCATGCGGATTATATTTTGATAATAGGTATTACAGTGTTATCGGGAAAAAAATAGATCTTAATAGAATGTATGGAAAGGGATTTCCAATTAATCGTAAAATTGAAGAAATTATTCCTAAGTCTGACCTTATTATTGATTTTCATGAAGGGTGGGGATACATGATAAGGAAAGAAGGCTCCATTGGTTCTTCTATTACATATCTTAATGTGCCTTTTAAAGAAAAATATAAAATAATTAATAAACTTAATAGTAAGGTTACAGATCCTACAAAAAAATGGATTATTAATGACATAAAATTAGAAGTTCCCCACAGTTTAAGGGAACTTGCCATGAAAAATAAAAAAAGTTATATGTTAGTAGAAACAACTGGGCAAAAAAATGTTCAACCTATGCATATTAGAATAAGACAAAGTAATACAATTATAACGCATTTTCTTAAATTATACGGTATATTGTAACTAATACAGTAAGGTTGATATATTAATATTAATTGTTAAATATTAATATATGTATTCTTCGATAGGAGAAGGAACAAGCATGACTGACTATAGAAAAATCAGTCAAGCTAAAAGCTATACCAATACATTGAAAATATTAGAAGAAACAAATGTAAAAGGCCATGTCCGTTTGGAAGCCAGTTTTGTTAAAAATAACGGTATCCAGATAAGAAGTTTTTTTATTCACCCTAATAATGTTGATAAAGTGATAGCAGATTTTAATAAAAAACAATTTACAATATTGAAGTCTCATCAAAATACTTCATCATATTTAAATGAGATGGAAACAACGGTGCTACACCCGGAATATATAAATAACAATATGCAAGATTTTAAAAAACAAGCATTTAATAATTCTTTTAAAGAAAAATTTTCTACTTAAAACAAACATGAGAAATATATTTAGAATAAATGAGTGGCAATAAAAACTATATCAATATTTGTCAAAATTGCGGGATTAAAGGTCATCACATACGAAATTGTAATAATCCTATTACAAGTTTGGGTGTTGTTTTGTATAATAGAGATAAGGAAGGCTTAAAGTTCCTTTTGGTGAGAAGGAAAAATACTATAGGGTTTGTTGAATTTATACGAGGTAAGTATGCTATTAATGATAAAACATATATACTTCAATTATTTAATGTTATGACAGAAAATGAAATACAACTTATTACAGATAAGGATTTTCCATATTTATGGGAATTTTTATGGATGGATAAGAGATTTAATAAAACAAGTCAAAAAGTTAAAAGAGATTACGACGCTGCATTTGAAAAATTTAAAAAGATAAAGGAAGGTTACGGAGAAAATAAAATATCTATTGAATACTTCATTGAAAAAAAAGATAAGTTTTACATAGAACAAGAATGGGGATTTCCAAAAGGACGAAGAAATTTTAATGAAAACAATTACAATGCCGCCATAAGAGAATTTATAGAAGAAACAAATATTAAAAAAAAAGATATTATATCTTCTCCAGAATCAGAGAGTTATAGTGAAGTTTATACTAGTTATGATAATATACAATATCAGAATATCTATTATCTTGCGGAATATACCGGCGATGGTAATTTTACTATTGATAAATCAAAGCACGAACAATTTACAGAAATAAGTAATATAGATTTTTTTCCAATAAACAATGTTATGGATAAATTACGAGATTATGACGTTGAAAAAAAGAGACTTATTAACCAAATTAATGAAATTCTAGTGAATAAATAATTATTTAATATCAAGATGTTATTAGATATTTAAAAAAAACATTATATATTAATAATGGATACACCTTTAGAACCTGTAAAATTAATTGTTGATGATTTTTTGTCAAGTAAGAAACATGGCAGTAAAGCACAGTTTCCTAAAAGCAATATTTATGAAGAACTAAAAGTATATCATGAGAAGAATTTATTAAAATATAGAGAAGATAAAAAATTAGGATACCTTTTTAATGATATTTTGAAAACAGAAAAATTTATAGACACTATAAGTTCTACTACCGACAGACAAGTTTGTGAATTAAATATTGATGTTATTAGAGAATTAATAGAATCATTTATGAATAATCAAATGGATATAATTGACAAAGATGCATATAATTATTATCCAGATATACAAGACCCCTATTTTAATAAAAAACTTACAAGTAAAACTGAATTTCAGAGTACCAAATTACCTCTCATTCTTAAAGAAAATAAAATAAATAAAAATTTTAGATTATCTAATGCTCAAAGATTTGCAAAAAATTTTATATCAGAAAGCACACCATATAATGGTATATTACTATGGCATGAGGTAGGTGTAGGTAAAACATGTGCTGGTATAAGTATAGCTGAAAATTTCAGGGCAAAAATGCGTGCTAACAGTAAAAAAATATTAATTTTAACACCTTCAGAGACCTTACAGCAAAATTGGACAGATGAAATTTTTAATATTGAAAAAGAATTAAATAATAGATCATCTGAAGAACCGGCAAATGTTCAATGCACAGGAACAACATATTCATCTAAATTTGCAAATGTTAGTGAAGACAATTTTATACAATTGAAAAGACAATCGAAAAAATATATTAATCAATTTTATCAATTATTAAGTTACAATAAACTTGCTAAATTAGTAGAAATGAATGTAAAGCAACAATCTTGGAATAAAATTAACAAACAAAAGGCAATTATAGACTATATTCGAAATGAATATTCAAATAGATTAATTATTATGGATGAAGTTCATGTAACTCGTGAATCAGATGAATCGTCAACACATAAAATGGCTGTTCAATATATCGAATTAATAGCAAGATATGCTGAAAATACTAAAATAGTTCTATTAACTGCTACACCTATGTATAATATTTCAAGTGAAATCGTATGGCTAATGAATATATTACTTTTAAACGATAAAAGAGCCCCAATGCGTGAATCTGATATATTTCAAAAAGACGGTATTAGAATTAAATTAGATGAAGGTGGGAACGAGAAAACTTCATTAGAGTTTTTAGTAAAAAAAACAAGAGGTTATATCTCGTATGTAAGAGGAAGTAACCCTATTAATTTTCCTATTAGATTAGACCCTAATAATGATAATACTTATACACCTAATCCTAGCAAAGAAATTGTTGCGGGAACAACACAACCAATAAATGAAAATACTTTAGATATACCTATAAAAAATATGAATTTTTTTAGAAATTATATGAGTATGTGGCAGTGGAAACATCTTAAGAAATTAATACTTTATAGTGATGAAGGAACACAACCATCCTCCGGATTTTCTCAAGTCCCTATTCGTGCTTCTAATATTATATTTCCCAGCTACATGGAAATAAATAAAAGTCAACCATCACATGCGGGAGGAATTGAGGGAGATTCCGGATTTGATGGATGTTTTTCATTTGATAGTTCCGACCAAAAATATGAAATTGCTGATTTTGCTAGAAATATAAATAATAAGAATACAAATAGTTTTCTTCACCGTGACAATTTAGCACATTATTCCCGAAAATTAAATAATATTGTTAAGTCATCTTTAACAAATAAAGGTATAGGTTTTATTTTTTCACAATATCTTAAATCAGGAACAACTATTATGGCTTTAGCACTCGAACAAAACGGATTTGTCAGATATATGGGTAATGGAGTAGAAAAAAATATGCTAAAACCTGATTTACCTAAAGATAAAAGATTTTGTGCTAAACATTTAAAATTTTATAGTGCTCTTTCAGAAAGTCAAAAAAAAGATTTTGTTCAGGCCAGATATATATTATTAGATGGCTCTGTATCAAAACCTGTTTTAAATCAACTTATAAAAGAATGTAGAGGAGAACTAGATGATCCTAATATGGAGGGCGAGCATATCAAAGTTATAATTGGTTCTCGAGTGACTGAACAGGGTCTATCTTTACACCGTGTTAGAGAAGTTCATATAATTGACCCATGGCATCATCTTAATCAAATGGCTCAGGCAACTGGTCGTGCTGTAAGAAATAAATCCCATATTAAATTGCCTGAAAATAAAAGAAACGTTACAATACATCTGCATATTTCATGTTTACCCAAAAAAGTATCTGATAAAGATGAGGGTATAGAAACACCCGATGAAAGAATTTATAGAAAAGCCTTTAACAAAAAATTAAATATGGCAAAGGTTGAAAGATTAATTAAGCAAAATGCTGTAGATTGTAGTTTTAACAAATATGGAAATATATATTTAGAGGACTTTTATAAAGATGTAGATCCATCAATGAATCCGCTGAAAGAACAAACTATATTAGATTCAAAAGGTAAAACCAGACTTATTACATTATACGACAAAGATGGCGATGTTAATTGTGATTTTCAAAAATGTGACTATACATGCTTTTTATATAAAAATGATGAAACTCATTTAGAAATAGAAAATAACTCTGATACATATTCTTATGATTTTTTGGCATACGATATAGAATTTGCGGAGGAATTTATACTTAATTTATTTAAGGAAACATTCGCAATATACGAGGATGAGATTATATCATCAGTATTAGAACAATTTATAAGTTCAGGAACAATAGATATTAAAAAAGATATCATTTATATTGCTTTAAATAATATAGTTAAAAACAGAACACCAACAAAAGATATATATGGAAGAAGTGGATTTATAATTAACAGAAAAAACGTTTATATATTTCAACCGTTTGAATTAGAAAATGTGAATATTCCAATGTTATATAGATATATACCTAATTTGATTTTAGCAGATAAAGCAACAATCCCCAAAGTAAAAGAAAAACTGATACTCAAAAAAAAAACTAATAAATTTAAACTAAAACTAAACAAACAAAATGTAAAATCTGTTAATATTATGCCAAAATGGGTAGCATTTAAAAAACATTTCAATAATATTTTTAGAAAAATTTCAATGCTACAAAATAGTTTAATAATTAGTTTGACTGATGTATCAAAAAATGGAATTCTAATAGATAATATTTATAAAATGACTATACTAGAACATTTTGAAAGTAATTTATCATCTGTAAAAAATTTAAATTGGTCATCAAGAGAAAGGATGATGATATTAAAATACATTATAGAAACTAAAATAAATAAAAGAAGTATAAAAGAAGAAAAAGATCTGTATGATTACGAGTCACTAATTTTTGATTATTATAATAATAACCAAACCAAATTTATTTTAACTTCAGATGATTTACCCAGTTATGATAGTCCTGGTGACATTAAGGGGTTTAGATTTTTAACAGATAATAATGGTATTAATCAACACATATATTTGTATGATAGTAGCGAAGAGCTATTAAAAGATATGACATCATCTTATGGTGATTATTTATTCAAAGAGACAGATATTATACCTAACTTTTCGTCACAATATGGTTGGTTAGAAAATAAGAAAAAAAAAGGGGAGTTAAATTCAACTACCAAATTATTTTTGTACTACAATAAGGAAACAGATAAAAAGCAGTTGAAGGGGAAAAAACATGAAAAGAAAGGGGGTATATGTGGTCAAGTAGAAGGAGCAAGAAGTATTCCCGATTTAATTAATTTCATAATTGAATTAATATTAGAAAATATTGAATTATTTAAGGGTTTTTTTAAACATTCTAAGACGATAGAAAAAAAATCACTAACAACACAATCTTTAAAAATAAAAAAAGATGCTAAATTAGATAAGGAAGCTTTATGTTTAGAAATACAGCACATATTGAGATATTCAGATTTTTTTTCAGAAAAAACCCAAAGAAATAATAGATTATTTTACAGTTATGAAGAAAGATTACTGCAAAAAATATTTAAATAAAAATAAGAAAAAAACTTGATATAAATATTTATAAATTAATAATAATATATATTAAATGGACCAACGTGTACAATCACTATTTATGAGACAAGCTTTCACCGTTAAAGAAACTCTTCACCCAAATGAACTTAATGAAATTGATACAGAAGACTATGATCAAAGTATTAACTCACTACTATTAAAAAAAATTAAAAATGGAATTGGAAATAAGTGTAATAAATTTGGATATGTAAATAAGGATACTATTTCTTTGATTAGTCGTTCTGCCGGTTCAATTAATACAAGTCATTTTAATGGTGATATGCATTTTAATGTTTACATTCAGGCAAATATTTGTAATCCAACTGAAGGAAATAATATTATTTGTAAAGTTATAGGAGTAAACAAAATTGGTATATTTGCTGTATCAGAACCAGTCCAAGTAATTGTGGCAAGCGCTCACGAAGAAAATACAAATATTTTCCAAGAAATTAAAGCAGATGATAATATTGAAGTAGAAATAATCAATTTTCAATTCAAATTGAATTCAGATAATATACAAGTTATTGGTAAATTTATTAAAAAAATAAAATAAATAGTTTATGTTTTATATATATTTTTTCTCATATATATAATATATAATGAAAGGATACGAAAAAATCACAAATCCTGTAACTGGTCGCAAAGTTTCAGTATACGGAAAAACCGGACAATCAATCATTGGTAGTTACATTAACCATGCTCAATCTGGTGGTGACGCTACTCCTCATATGGGAGCCCGTCCAGCAAGAAGAACCCAAAGAATAACTCAAGAAATCATGGACGCATCACGCGCCCAACTTGCCAGCCCAGCAGGCGCCGGCACAGCAGTCATGAACGGTTCCGCAACCCCCCATGGACACGATGGCGGCCCAGCTCCTATCCATGCTGTATCAGCTGTAGAACTTAGTTTAGTAGGCCCAGTTGCCAAAAATCTTCGCCCACGCGCAAGAGGCACCCGTGCTGAACGTGATGAAGGAATTGAAAGAGGCACTCCTATTGGACCATTCTGGCCTAATCAATTAGACTCACCCATGATGGCAGAAGTTTTACAAAGTAACACTACCAACAAAACTAAAGACCAAATCAATTTCTTATCCGAAGCCGGCGAAGTATCACAAGGCGAAAAAGATGCTCTTGAAGAAGCTCTCCGTCTTGGTGATGGCTCAGGTTTCATTGACTTCCCCGGTCTTAAACTTTTATTCCGTGGTGTATTATATGATTTCTTAATGCGTGATGGAAGAATCATTTTCCAATTAGAAAAACACAACGATGTTCACTCAAAATGCCAATCCCGTGGTTCCCGTCGTCTTGATGGTGTAATCCGTTACACCAAATCTAAAGGAGGCAAATTAGTTCTTACCAAAGTAGAACTTGAACGCCCTAACTGCTGGCCTAAAAGACTTGGTCGTGAGAACCCAGTCTCAAGAATTTCTCTCTAAATTATTAAGTAAAAATTTTTTATTTATGATAAATTTATAATTTCTCATGTATATATATAAATGAAAGGATACGACAAAATCACTAACCCCGCTACTGGACGCAAAGTCTCAGTAAACGGAAAAACCGGACAAGCTATAATCTCTAAATATCTTCAAAAAGGACAAACTGGCGGAGACGCTACTCCTCATATGGGTGCTCGCCCAGCAAGAAGAACCCAACGCATTACTCAAGAAATTAGAGATGCCGGCGCCACCCAACTCCTTAATGGTTTAGGTCGCGGAACAACTGTAGCTAACAGAGCTGCTGCATTACATGGACATGCTGGTGAAGCCCTGCAAGATGTAGGTGGCGATCCTCAATACTCTGTATCATCGGTAGAACTCAGCCTTGTAGCACCTATTGCTCATAACTTACGTCCCAGAGCAAGAGGAACTCGTGCTGAACGCGACGAAGGAATTGAAAAAGGCACTCCTATGGGTCCTGCCTGGCCTGATACATTTGATTCACCTAAAATGGCTGAAGTTCTTCAAACTAACACTACCAATAAAACTAAAGATCAAATCAACTTTTTAGCAGAAGGAGGTGTAGTATCACAAGGCGAAAAAGATGCTCTTGAAGAAGCAGTTCGTCTTGGTGATGGTTCTGGTTTCATAGATTTCCCTGGTCTCAAACTTTTATTCCGCGGTGTATTATACGATTTCTTAATGCGTGATGGTAGAATTATTTTCCAAATCCAAAAACCCGCAGATATTCACTCGAAATGTCAATCTCGTGGCACTCGTCGCTTAGATGGTGTAATCCATTACACTAAATCTAAAGCAGGTAAATTAGCACTTACAAAAGTAGACCTTGAACGTCCTGACTGCTGGCCTAAAAAACTTAGAAGTGAAAACCCCGTCTCAAAAATTTCACTTTAAGTAAATTTTATTATTGATAAATTTATAATTTCTCAAGTATATATATAGAAAAATGGATAAAATAACTAATCCTGTCACAGGTCGTAAAGTTTCCATATATGGTAAAACAGGCCAAACTATAATAAATAAATATGTTGCTAATGAGCAAAGAGGTGGAGATACAACACCTCATATGGGAGTAAGAAGAGGTAGAGAAGGTAATAGCCGTATTACCCAAGCTATTAGTGATGCTAGCAGAACAAGATTAGGTGAGGACAGATCAGTAGCTCATCGAGCTGCTTCTAATCACGGACACGACGAATTACCAGCTCGTCGCCCTAATGTATCTGCCATAGCACTTAGTGTTGTGGAACCTGTCGCCGCTAATCTTCGCCCACGTGCCAGAGGAACTCGTGCTGAACGAGATGAAGGTATTAAAAAAGGTGAGCGTATAGGCCCAGTTTATCCAGCTGTATTAAACTCAGCTAAAATGGCTGAAGTATTACAAGCTAATACTCAAAATAAAACTAAAGATCAACTTACATTTTTAGCAGGAGAAGGAGAACCTACTCAACCCGAACAAGATGCTTTTGAAGAAGCTATTCGCCATGGAGATGGTTCTGGATTTATGGATTTCCCTAATCTTAAACTCTTATTCCGCGGCGTATTATATGATTTCTTAATGCGTAATGGCACTATTACTTTCCAAATCGAAAAATCTGCAAATGTTCATTCAAGATGCCAGACTCGTGGTTCTCGCAGACTTGATGGAAAAATCAAATATACCTACTCTAAAAGAGGTAAACTTGTTCTTGAAAAAGTCATGCTTGAACGCCCAACCTGTTGGCATAAAAAACTTGCGAATGAACATCCATCCGCAAGAGCGACTCTTTAAGTTGATAAATTTAAACAATTAAATAATTTTTTAAGTTTATAATAAATGTCTTTAGAATCTAAAGCTTCAATAAAACTATCTCATTCGAAAAAAAAATTTTTACAAAAAGAAATACCTAAACTAAATAAAAATGAGTATCATGAAATTTTTAACATAATAAAACAAAATGCAGATGCTAAATATTCAGAAAACTCACGAGGAGTTTATATTAACCTAAAATTCTTAGATATCATAACAATAGAGAAAATTATAAGCTTTATTAAATACACTAAAACGCAAAAAAATAAATTAGAAAAGCCTGAATCAAATAAAAAGAATAGTCTAAAAGATACAAATTCTGATTCATCAGATACTTCTATAAGAATTACTCTTAATAAAGATACAATAGAAAAAGAATTATTAAGACTAAAGGAAAAGAAAAGTGAAAATTTTGTATTCCAGAATTTTCTTGACAAATTGTCTATATCAAATATAAAACAATTTTCAAAAGATGATGAAGGTGATAAAATGGTTTTTCCCCAATTAAAGCATTCTAAAATTAATTTAGATGGAGTTAAAGCAAGACTAATGAAAAAATGTAGAGATGTAAATAAGGCCGGAACAGATTTACCATTTATACCTACGGATGATATTGAATCGGATGATTTAAGTATTAATAATGATGATAATGAAGAAGAAAAGGAAGAAACAGACGAACATAAAGAAAAAGATAAATTACAATATGATGAAAAAACTAATATAGAAAAATTAATAAGTAATATAGATAATGAATTAGACTCAATGAGTGATATATCAGAATTTAATAACTTTTAAGTAAATTTGATAATATTTATTGATTAATTAATATTATTATTAATGCTTCATAACAATAAATTCAATGGACTTGTAGAAAAGGTATTTAGAAATATAGAAACAGTAGAAATATCAAAACAAATTAAAGAATTATTACAAACCTCGGTCGTTGTAAATAATCAGTCAAAGAGATCTGGTAAATTTAATGATTGTAGATTATTCAAAGAATTTTGTATTGGCAAAAATCTTAAAGAAGTTAAAAGAACTCATTTCCACATTGATAAACCTAATAAACAATTTTTTGAAGTTACAGTTCCAAAATCTCAACAGTTAAAACAAGCCCCGGTAAGATCATCTCCTCAGAAAAAAACTGAACCGGGAGCGGAATCTTCTACGTCTTTGACAAAACCCTCTGTATATGAAGAAAATTTTATAGAAAACCTAAGTAAAAGTTGTGATAAACTATTTATTCAACGTTTTGTAAAAAGCGATGATTATTTTAGTAAAGCCATATTTTCATATTTATCAAATATATTTAACGTAGCGCCAACACATATTAAAGATGAGATGCTTAAAAATATTAAATTAGATATAATTACCAAATTCAATAAAGAAGACTTTTATAAGAACTATGACTATTCTATTAAATATTTTAAGAAATCTGATGCTGACAATGTATTTACAACTAATCTACATGTTTCTCATAAAATGCTTAAGATTTATGGAGATATATTTAATATTAATCTTGTTGTAAGAAAAGATAAATTTACTAATTTTATAACTAAATTTAATCCTAAAAATGCTACAATAGTTATACAAGAAAATATAAAAGATGTGGATTTGCTAATGTCTAAAGATAAATTTATTAGAGGAGACTTAATTCAAGATAAACTTGGTATCGATACAAAATTTAACGAAATTGAACTAAGTAAACATAAATTAGATATACTTCAAAATTATGCTAAAATGAAAAATATAAATATCAGAAAAGCAGGTAAAACTGGTAAAATAAATGTTAAAAAAGAGGAATTAATTACCTTGATTTGTAATAATTAATTAAATTTGATATTTTTTTATTTAAAAACCTTTTAATATAATATACTATATGGATTATCTCAGTGACAATGATAAAGCATTAATTAAAGGCTATAACGAAAATATAAACCAAAATTATGCAGTTAAAGAGACTGAATGCGAAATTAGAGCAGGACAAACGTCTTCTAAGTTCGAAGGTATGAATAATCAAATCACTCTCCCTAAATTTAGAAAAATTAGCGATTTTTATGAAAATTTAGAAAGTAAACCAGATTTAGAAATAAAAAAACTCGACGAAATTCCACCCTCATTAGATATTACTTTTCAAAAGAAAACAGGTAACTTAAATCCTAGCACCAATCTAAGATTTAGTTTAATAGGCCGTAGTGCAATCACACTTTATTGTTCAAGTAATAGAATCCCGTTTAATATCAATCCTAAAGATGGTAAAATCGAATTAATTTATAAAGATTCATTTAAATGGGACAGCAATCTATCAGAAAATGAAACATTCAATACTATGAAAGATGCTGGATATGATCCTGTAAAAATGCCTGGTGATAAGTTATCAGCTAATGTAGATATTTCTTCTATTAGAACACGCATAGGTGGAAAAATTGAATTAGATTATGATATTAAACAAAAAGAGTTTAAAGTATCTTCGCTTGACAGCGATTATCTAAGAAATTTAAAGGAAATTGCAACTGGTGCATATAAAAGTATTAATATAAACGAAAGTTATAAATATTTTAGATTCAAAAAAAGAAGTTCATATGAGATTAATTTTAAAGGGAGTCATTTTAGAATTGACCTTACTAAGGTAAAATCATCAAAACAAGGGTATGGAAATAAACCAATGGCATTTAAAAAATTTATTGATGCTGAGGTAGCAGAACAACCCGAATCATACGAGTATGAAATTGAATTTTCAAGAGATGTATCAGTAGAAAATTTAATTGAGTTTATTAATACAGTATATATTCCATCTTTTATCAATACTAATATTCATCCGTCATATACACTGTTATCAAAGCAGGAAAAAGTAATTGAATCTTATAAAAACGTTATTACTACACTCTACTCAGGAAGATTAAATAATAAAATTAATAAAATTGTCAAAGCCATTGAATATAAATCATCTGAACAACCCGATAGTATTGACACTGAGTTTCCCAGCAAATTCGACTATTTTCATCTCATTAAAGATAAACCTGTTCAAGAATTAACAAAAATTAAATCAAAATACCAAAAAATGATTTTAGACGCGGAATCGAAATTAGGTATGTATAAGATTGATAATAATTATTTCATCAGTCCTAAAGTAGTAAGTATTGAATTAAATAATATTAGAGATGATACTCCTAAAAATTCTATTCATACAAATTATACTGTTACTGATAAAGCAGATGGATACAGTATGATACTTATAAAATTTGGAAAAGACGATACTGAACATGAAGACCTTGTAGACCACATGTTTTTAATTGACCAAAATCTTCGTGTCTACGATACAGGTATAAAATGTTCTAAAGAAGGAACCTATTTATATAATGGTGAATATTTGGAACACGATATTACAAAAAAAGACAGACTTAATAAATATGGTGTATTTGATTGCTATATACACAACAATCGTGATATATGTGAGCTTCCTCTTAAATCTAATGATTCTGAATTAGAAACTCGTCTATCATTGGCTGAAAGTTTCCTAAGAGAAGACTATATTGAATCTCAATCAGATGACACATTTAAAATATTTCTTAAAAACTTTAATATTGTTTCAGTATCAAAAGATATTTATTCATGTGCTCTTGATATCTGGAAAGATTATGAAGCAACTGTAATAAATCCTGCTGTTGGTAAACAATATTATCTTGACGGAATGATTTTTACACATGCCGAATATCCTGTAGGATACAATGCTGAAAATCCTGATTTTAACCTTAAGCAAAATAATACATGGGTATCTAATCTTAAATGGAAACCTCCAGACGATAATACAATTGATTTCTTAATTAAATTTGATCAAGATGAAGTAGTAAAACAAGGTAATCGCGTGATTACAACAAATAAAATTAAAAGGGTCCTAAAGGAAGAAGGTGGAGTATCTTCTTACGATACATACATAGTTGCTAATCTTTATAACGGTGGATATATTGACAATAAAAATCCATGTTTTCCAAGTAATTCCAATTATAATAAAGTCTTAAGACCAGTCGCTTTTAAACCAAGCACTCCAAGTATTGATAACATTAGTGAAATCTTGTTGCCGTGTTCGGAGGATTTAATCAGTCGTAAAACATTTACTTATGACGAAGAAGGAGATATTATAGATAATGATACTATTGTAGAAGTTAGTTACACAAATTTTGATGAATCTAAGGAAGGATATGTTGCTAATCCTAACATGCGATGGAAAATTCTTAGAACAAGACATGATAAGACTTATTCTTATAAGAATGGTGTTCATAATCAGAAAAATGCGTTCAATCTTATTAAGAAAGGTCTTCAGATTGTAAATTCTAAGAGAGATGGTGACCTAAATCCTTATGACTTAAGAACACTTTCTAATATTGTAAAAATTGTTACCCATATTCCCGGATTTCGTAATAATAACTCAGCTGGGCCATTTGTTAATATTCGTAATAACCTGTCCGCAATTGAAGAATATTATTCATCTTATGAAGATATTAGACAGTCGGGGATTAACTTTGGAAACCATCATGATATTGCTAATAAAATTTGGAGAACAATATATAATCCAGTTACAAAAGACATGATTACAACTGGTAATAAAATCCCTACTATTAGTGAAGAAGAACAAAAATACTACAACAGAGATGTTAAGCGTGATAAATCAATTTCATTGGCAATGCAGGATTTTCATAATAAAGTTATCAAAAATAGAATTTTATTGGGTTCCGTTTCGTCTGAATTGAGAAAAACAACTAGTTCAGTAACATTATTAGATTTGGCATGTGGTAAAGGAGGTGACATCGCAAAATGGAGAGATAATAATATTACAACATGTGTAGGCGTTGATTATATGTCAAATAATATTGATGACAGTAGAGATGGAGCTTGTGCCAGAAATACATTTTATAAAAATCAAGCTTTAGATCAAGGTAAAAACTTTCCAGAATCTTATTTCCTCGTCGGAGATGTATCAAAGTCTATGAAGGATAATAAATTTATTACCAATGCTCAATATTCAACTCTTGCTAATAATCTTTGGTTTCCCAATGACAATTTAACAACTAATTTTCAACTTAATAAGTTTGATGTAGTATCTGTTATGTTTGCTTTACATTACTTTTTCAGAAGCGAAAGCGTTCTTGATCAATTTATAGAAAACGTCGCAAGCAATGTAAAACAAGGAGGATATTTTATTGGATGTTGCTTCGATGGAAAAAAAATATTCGATAGTCTTTTAGATACTCCCAAAGGAGGAAGTATAGATAAATTCAAGAACGGACGTCTTATGTGGAAAATTATTAGAAATTATAGGCAAAATGAGTTTAAAAATGATGAATCTTCGGTAGGCATGTCTATTAAAGTATACATATCGTCAATTAATCAAATTATTGAAGAATTTTTGGTTAATTTTGACTATCTTAAGGAGAAACTTGCTAAATATAATATCGTGCCAGTAACAGGAGAAGAACTAAGTGAGCTTAATTTAGGTAATTCTAATACTGAATCAATTGGTTCATTTAAAGACATATTCGAGTCTAAAACAAACAACCCCCTTGTTTCTAAGATCGTATCAAGTATTAAACTTTCTCCACAGGAAAAAGACTTATCATTTATGTTTAACTACTTCATTTTCAAAAGGAAAACTTCAGGAGAAGAAGTATTAGGTAATATTATAGATATATTACTTAGTGATAAATTTTTCAGTAAATTAGGTAAAAAAGCATCTTACACTAAGATAATTAGTGATAGTATTTTCGCAAGTTTTGATAGCGAGCTTGTTAAAAAAGCAGTAGCACAAGCAAGACTTATTCAACTTAAAAGACTTAAAAAACAAAAAGAAGCAGATAAATTAAAAAAGAAAGCTGATTCTGAAAGTAAATTAAGTGAAGAGACGCAATCAACTGTAGAATTAGAATCTCAAGATATCCAAGAAAGTAAAGAAAGTAGTTCGGTCGAAGAAGCATCAACTATAAGTGAAGCATCGGGAGCATCTCAACTTGAACAAGTAGAAAGTCAAGATTTATCCTCAAAAGAAGAAGTAAGTCAAACAGCAAAAGCGGTTCCATTAAAAATTAAGAAAGCGGTTATCAAAAAGAAGATTAAATTAAAAGCAGATCCAAGGATTGAAAAACAAATCACAATACTTGGAAAACAAGTCGAGGCTATATTAGGTGTTTTCCAAAAAAAGGGAACTAAGCAATCATTCAAAGAAAATCTTTACCAAACATTTATGAAAAAAATAGCCGATATTGAGAAAGTAGCACCCAAAGACCCAAGAATTATTAGATTCAAGGAAATAATTGATGCTGGTTACAATAAATAAATCAAACGTGTATTAATTCACAAAATTATTTTTTTATAAAGTAATCATATAAAGCTTATAATTTAATATCAATTAGAATATTAATATGGAGTTATTAAATAAACCTATCATTCATCTAAACCATATTGATGATAAACCAAGATATAATCTTGAAATATCTGATCATATTCCAGAATATTTATTAGATAACAAGATATATCAAAAACTAAATAAGTACAAGAATAAGATTAATGAGGTTGAAAATATTAAAATATGGGATTTTTGTAAGAAACTGTCAAACGAATATGAACTATTACATCATTGTATCAAAAATAGAAACACAAAT